TTTGTTTGTTACTTTTAACATACTTTTTTTAGTGTTAATTGATTTTAAAATTTTGTTTGTAATTTTATTCGCTTGCGTGAATATATCGACGTAATTTGTCGCCGTTATTTTTTCGGCTTGTGCCGTTTTTTCTATTTCTGTTGCAAAACCCATTTTTAAACATTCGGTTGCATTTATCCAACTGGTCGCGTCCATTAATTTTGAAACTTGTTCGGTTGTTAAACCGCTTTTTGCTTGTAACATAATTACCAAACTTTCCTGCATTAATTCCAAAACTTTTGCGTCTTCTGGACTTCCCCCGCTCGGCTTGTGTATCATTAACAAACTGTAATCCATTGCAACCCGATTGCGACCGCACATAAAAATAACGCCTGCAATACTGGCGCAAATCCCAACGTTAAACGTGTCTACTGGTGTATTAGTTTTTAATATTGCCGACGCTATCGAATAGCCGTCCATAACAACGCCACCGATTGAATTTATCCAAATTTGAATCCGTTTTTTTCCCAACGTGTCCAAATAAAGTAATTCTTTTTGAAATAACGCCCCGTCAATGCCCATTCCGTCCACTTCGTCAAATCCGATGTGACTGTTAATTAACATTATTGGTTCGTCAATATTTTCGTCTATGCAATATATCATAATACAAATGTATAAAAATTTTTATATAATTTAGAATTTATCTAAATTGTGGTACTACATTTTTAATAAAATCAATAATAAATAAATCAAATTATTTTGTTCTCTTTAAAATAGACGGTTAACGCTTCATTAATAACCTTGCTTTTGCTTATTTTTTTAGCAATTGCCGTTTCCTTTAATTTTTTAAAATTATAAGGGCTGGGATATGCTGAAACTCGCCTAAATTTTGAAACGCTCACTTTTTTATAATTTCATTATTCGCAAACGTACAACGTACGGCGGTAAATTTTTATCCGTTCCACTTACGCCCGTCGGTGATGTTTTGCCGACTGTTGGGACTGCTGTTTGTCCTGCTAAAAAATAATTATTTCCCTGATCTCCCCAATCATTTCCGCTTTTTATAAAATTTGATGCTGTTAATGATGCACCCGAACCGCTTGAAGTATTGGCAATAAAATGGTCGTGTGCTACAACTACGGCGTCTTTGCTTCCGCCCGTTGCTTCCAATGTTGCATAATCTGTTCCGTACGCAATAACCGTTCGCCCGTTGTCGTTTGGTGTTCCGTTGTTTCCGTTCATTATCGCCCAACCTAAACGCTCCAACCTACCTAAACCCGTTCCGTCAAAATTTGTCGATAAATATGTGCTATCACATACAACCTCTTTTGTGTCGCCTTTTAACCAACTATTTGAAATTATAAAATCTTTAAATTCTGGCAACCCGCTTGACGTTATGGTCGCTTCAATTACAATTTTTCTAATGTTGTGAACGTTGCGACTAACTCCGTCCGTAAATTGCACGGGGTCGGCATTTGTTACATATTGCGTCGTCAAAATTCTTGCGTATGCTTTTTGTAAACCCGTCAAAGTAAATGTAGCACCGTCAAAATTAAAAATCTCGCCGTTGTAATATAAAACGCCCGCGCTTAACGTATGTATTGGCGCTGTTGTTGAATTTTTACAACCCGACAAAATATAAATTGTATTAACGTCTGGGTTTGGAATTAAATTTGTTATAAGTCCCGCTATTGTTTCTTTGTGCGCATCTTGTAAAAATTGCAAAGTTCCCGATTTTATTGGCATTGCAACTGAACTGCTAATGTCTGAAATATTTAAAATTTTCATTTGTTAATATGTTTGTATTAGATAGGTTAAACCTGCGTTAATGTATTTGTCTGCAAAACTTCTTATAATTGAATTACGAACGTCGTCCGTTGCGCCTATTGAATTATAAAAAGATATTGGAACATTAATTGTTAAATTGTATTGCGTTACAAAACTATAAGAATTTATTATAAATTGGTCGCTTAAATTTGTGTTAACTGCTGTGCTTTCAAATTCATTTATTCCAACTCTAAAAACTGAAATTGGTAAAGCATTATTTGTTGTCAAATAAATATCGCTATTTCCTGCAACTGGCTGTCGAAACGTTGTCTCAAACCAGGTATTCAATGCATATTCTAAATTTAATTTTGATCCCGTTATTGACAAACGAAAATCCGACCCTAAAAAATTATCTGAAACTAAACGCCATTTGTCCGAATACGTTGGCTCTGTTGTGTTGCTGTTTTCTATACTTTGAAAAATACTTTTACCGTATTTTACTAAATCATTTTTTGCATACGTTCCCGCCGTCCAACTTGATAAAATTTGATATTGTTTATAAGTTGTAAACAACAAATTATGGTCGTTGGCAATTCCTGCGACTAATGCTTTGTTAAATGCTACGGTCTTTTTTGTTCTTTTATCTGGAACTAAAAGATTTTCGATTGCGCTATTATAATTGACGTTGTACATTTATACTGCAATAAAAGTTAATTTGTCCGTAAACGTGCTTCCTGATGTTGTTTCGCCTACAACGTAACCCGAAACCGTTGGGAATATTCTCGAAATAACTGTATTGTTTTGAATTAAAAATGTACCATTTGCAAACGTTGTCGCGTCGCTTCTCATTTTTACATTTTTTAATAATACGTCATTAACTCCAATAACGTTTCTAATAGCCAATTCAATATCCGAAACTTTTAAAACTCCGTTAAATGATAATTGAGATAAAAACGTATTGATTGCGTTTATAACAGTTCCCGAAATTACTGTTGAATATTGCCCGTCAAAATAAATTTCGGCTTCAATAAAAAGTTTATCACTTGTCAAACTTTGGCAATTATAATTAACTCCAATTATTCCAATTTGATTGACATAGGATTGCAACGAACTTAATTCCCCCGATGTTAACGCGATTGGTGGTTCTTGCTTTGCAACTTTAATAATAACTTGATTTGATAAAGTTGTTACAACTGAACAACGCGAAATTAAACGCAACGATGCGTCGATTACTGGGTAAACTGGCGCAAAGTTTTGTAATTGTATAATTTGCGGGTTTGTTGCGCTATATTGAAACTCGAAAACCTTTGCGTTTAACCAACTTGCCGTTGCTGGAATTGCTTTGCTTATTTTGACGTCGTTTTCAGTTGTAAAAACGTCTATAATTTGTTCTAATAGTAAGATTGCGGACGCTTGAACGTACGAAAATAACCGCCAAATTGCGCGACGGCTTGTGCTGTTTGCTTCTGCTAATTCGGGGGTCGCTTGTATGTCGGCTATAATTCCCGCTTGTATTTGTTCGATTGTCCGTGCCATTATTTATTTATTTGTAAATTTGTTGTTTGTCCAGAATAATATTCGGCTTGTACTGCTGTTTCATCAATCCAATGTGTGTTGAAAGTCATTTTGTAATGATAAATATTTGTATGTGAAAAATCTTGCTCCTCGCTTGTTTTTACAAAAATACTACTTTTTGTAGTTTGAAAATTAGCCAATTTTTTAAAAACTGCGTCCCTTAATGCAAATATACTGAAATTCTCGTCAATCAAATGATTTTCGCCGTTATAGTATTCCTGCCCAATGTGTACCGTAATTTGTAGGTCTGACCCTTGCGCGTAACTTCCTATTTGTTCGCTGTTATTGTTTTGCAATTCAATTAACGCGCACGGTAACGGCAAATAATATGACGACCCGTCTTCGATATACTCAAATTGATTATTCCAAATTGCAATCATTTTAAATTGACCTAATTGTTGCAACCTTGCAATTATTTCTTGTAAAATTAACTCCATATTTTAGAAAATTTTTCGTCGATTTTGTTTAATATTTTTTTGTTTAATTTTTCAGTCATTCCAACAAATTGACGTTGTGGAATTTTTGACGTCCCGTCGTTGTGATAACTTGCGTACTCGTTATCAACTACCAATGTATAACTCAATTCACTGTTTTTTATTCCGTTGGTAACTGAATTTGCAACGTCTTTTCTTAATTTTCCCGACTTTTTACCCTGCAAAATTGCGCGCGTTCGTTTTCCAACGTCTTTGTTACCTTTATACGCTTTTGTCCCTGCGATGCGTCGTTGAACTTCTTTCCATTTTTGACCGTTAAAACCCTGCTCGCGAAAATTATTCACAAATTCGTTTTTAGCGATATTTGCCAACGCCAACGATAAACCGCGTTCGGCTTCTTTAAGTCTTATTTCTATACGTCGAAAATCAAATTGCGTCGC